TCCAGAGAAAGCTGCATTTGACAACAGAACGCCGCTGTGGGGGCCAGTCAGCAGTACGCCGCTGTTTGGTGGATCGCCTGGTCGCGTCCCTGTCGCGTCGGTGACGGCCTCTTGCCAGAAGCCGACAACCCAGAACCCCGGCTGCCAAAAATCGCGTGACCACAAACTCATGGAACGGGCCTCATGCTGTCACCGGCAACACCTGTCCCGGTGATCTCGACGCCGTTGACGCGCTGAACATCCGAGTGAATTGGCGTGGCCTGCGCCGCCGCCAACATTGCTGCCGCATTCTCTGCCGCAGTTGGCACGCTACCGCCCTCTGTGACCACGGTAGAAGCAGCGGACTGGATCAGGAGGGTTTGGACGCCTGCGGTGTAGGCAATGGGGTCACCGCCTGGTCCGCCGATGAGGTTTCCGCCTGCGACTCGGGCGATGTAGTTTCCGGCAGGGAACCGAAGTTGCCACGACCCCAGTATCTCGACGGTGAGGCCGACCTGCACGCCGGGGCCAAGGGCGCTGAGTCCTGATCCTTTTGCGATTCGGTCATAGATGATTCCTGGTTCACTTGCCTGGGCTAGTTTAATTGCACTATAAAGCGTGATGCACTCAATGTCATTCACACCCGCGTCCACGCTGATGAGTGATGCTTGAAAGTCAAACGTGAATGGCGCAAGGTAGTAAAGCATCACACATCACTGTTGCGACTTGCGTTGACCGATCCACCAGCATTAGTGATAGAAAGCGTGGTAGAGAAAGGTACGATAGGCGCCCCGCCGCTGCCGTTTCGCACGTCAACTCGCGTGTTGAAGTTGCTAGAAAAAATGAAGCTGACGCTTTCCGTCGTGCCCGCTGCCTGCCGATCAATGTAGGGCACGAACACATCATCCGCCGTCACAATGGCGCTAGCCAGGACAGGGGAAAGGCCGCTGAAAGTCTTAGTGCTAGCACTGAAGGAGGAATAGGTGTAGCGCAAGCCTTTGATGCGGATGACACCAGCCGAAGGCGTGTCCGTCTTGATGCTTTCCACCACGGTCAGGGTCGTGGCGCCGGATGATGCTGCGACAGGTGTATATTCATCCCGCAGCAGCCCGCCCGACCCGTTATCACGGGCGACCAGGACGCGGTCGCCCGAAATCAGATTGCCAATGGTGATGCCGACCAAGGTTGGCGGAACCTGCGCGGTGCCATCATGGGCGACAAGCTGGTAGCGCGTGGCCTCCGCCGGAAGAACGCCCGTGATCCACCATCCTTGCGCAAGGAAGAATGTACCCCCCGCGAAGGTGCCGAAGGGTGCCGCGGGAATTTCGGTGTAAGCTGAGTTCAGCACCCGGTAGCGCCAGCCGGGAACGCTGTTTAGGGTGGCCGCGCTGTTTTCCCGCGTGAGGTATTGAAGATACTGGTAGGCTTCCGACAATGTGGCACCGCCGGACAGCGTGATGGTGCCTTTGTATAGCTTGCCGCCGTTGCCGTTGCCGAGGTCTTGCGTGGTATCGCCGAAGGTCACAGCGACCTTCGCAGATAGCGCCGCCGCCTGAATTTCTGTCAGCAGAATGTTGCTGTCCAGGGCGGTCGAAAGAGCGGCGTTGCTTTCGCCGCCCGCCGCAAGGTTCACGTCGAAGTGCGAATATGCTTGGCCCCACTTGCGGCTGAAAGCCGTGACGTTGCCGCTGTCAATAAGGGAGCCGCCCGTGCGGACCTTGACGAGGATTTGCACGTGACCGTTCGGCCAAAAGCTCGTAATCTTGCTGCCACTCTGAACAACATAGATCGGGCTGCCAGCCACAATACCGCCGATCGTCTTAAGGCCCGAGTATTGGACTGAAGCGCCGGCCTGCTTGATTGACCCGAAATTTACGAACTGCGCCGCCGTGTCGTCCAGGTTGAACGCCACCGATCCATCTGTGAGCAGGTTCAGGCGCGAGGCAACGGCTACATCTCGGGGGCCATCGAGCTTGCTCGGGTTTGGCGCCAGAATGTCCAGCAGGTCATTGCCCGCTGCCGCCGCGTCATCCGCCAGGTCTTGCAACCATTGGTGCAGAGCAAGGACGGTGTAGACCTCTGTGCTGGGGGCCGCTTGGCGGCGGATGTCGCCGGTTGCGGAGATAGTGAAGTCGGTTGCAATAGGCACTTGGAATCCTCCTGTTAATCGGTTTTTTGAAGCGCGACGATGTTTGTCGGCGTCGCAGGTGAGATGGTGACTTGCGTCACCCACGGCTCGTAAGTCGGAGTGCCGCTCGCGTTTCGCGCTTCTACCCGCACCGAGCCTGCATATTGGAAGTCAAAGGCTAGGCTTGTGCCCGCCCCGCAGGACGCCTGCTGCAGCAGCTCGCCGGTATCCACCCGGCTGACCTTGACCCGCGATTGAGGGACGAGGTTACTTATGTTCATCAGAGCGCCCGGCAACGGATGCAGTATCCGCTGATCTGTCGCATTGGTCTGAATGCCAATACTAAACGCGGTCAGCAGCGTGGTCGCAGCCGCTACGGTCGGGTAGGTGCGAACCTGAAGCAGATACCCATTCGCCGCCGTCACTGCCACGTTGACCGGGGAGAAGGTGACAAACTCGTTCGTCGCAAGGTTGGCCGTGAAGTTGTTGGAGCAGGTGATGACATCGCCCGAGACATTGGTGACGGTCGTATTGGCTGGCAACTTGAACAGGCCTGTCTGCACGAAATCCCCGACTTGGGGCTGGCGCGTCAGGGCGGTCCGATCCGCCGTGCCGACCGTGACCGTGTTGCCGCCCAACACACCGCCGCTCGCCCGGCGCACGGTATTCGCGAGGAACGCCCAGGACGCGCCGTAGCCCGATCCCGTATCAATCTTATATTCAAAGATCAGGTTTTGGCAGTCTGTTCCCGCAAGCGCGCAGCCACCCGCGAGGGCGTTGTGACCATACATTTTAAGCGGCGTGGTCCAGTTCACCATGTCATCCAGGCGTGAAATAATCATCGAGCCACTGCCGTTGAAGCCGGAACCAGTACCGAGTGTGGTTGAACACTGCGCTGCTGATGCCAGCGTCGGTTCGTTAGCCATAATCGTGACGCGACCTGTAGTGGTCGAATTATACGCATCGTCCCAATGCGAGCCTGCGTTGCCCGATTGACCTACACGCTGGTTGGTCCAGCGACCGCCGCGCGAAATGGCGTTTGCCGTCGCTATGGTTTGCGGTGTAGCGCCATCGCCCCAGACATCATAGGCGGCAAAAACCGGGGCAGAATTAGTTTGTTGAATAACGCCCACCCGCAAATTAACCGCGTAGCACCGCCGCACCTCGAAGGTTGTTCCTGCCGCGCCAATCGAGACAATGTGTCCGGTAGGGTTGATGGTGCCCGCGTTCAGCGGCGCGGCGGGAGAGCCAATGTTCCGAACGGTGAGATCGGCGGTGAAACCGAAAGTGGCCACCCACTCACTGAATGGGTGATTATTGTCTATCCCTGGCAGGGCGGCCATCCCGTCAACCAAGATATTCGTGCCTTGCACACCGATTGCACGAGAAGTAATAGCAGGTGTAGTGCCCGTCATGTTGTCGCAATGCGTCGGGTTCCGAATATCAAAATTCTGCACATTGAAGTTGGCCGCTCCGCCGACAAGCGTGCAATCCACAAATTCGCCGCCAGACGACACCACCGCTACCAGAATAGGATTCTGCCCAAAAGCAGCGGTTCTCTGTGACCGGCCCTGCCCCCCCTGCTTGATCTGCTCAAATCTGGAATCATACGCATTGATATTTGCTGAAGCTACAGTGGCGAAAGCAGGACCAGATGCCCGCACAATCCTAGAGTCATATAGAAATAAATTCGCGCTGTTTTGAAGCGTCAATCCGTTACCAATTTGGTAAAGAACCGGCGCGATACACGAATTTCGAATTTCAATATAGAAGTTTAAGATGGACAGAGTATTTGCAAAAGCTGAGTTCTTGAGGGTGAACGTGATGGGAGTTACGTTTGTCAACTGCCAACCAAAAGCGACAGTATCTTGATTGAACACACCCCCCGAGATATTCACACCGTACCGCGCCTGATACGAAACATATTGAGCGGTGTAATCTGCCGCCGTTGAAGTCCCGAGAATTACGTTCGGGATTCTGATTTTCAAACCAGAGGCGGGCTTGAAGCCTGCATTGTTAGCCCCGCGCTTGGCAAGTTGTATGGTCCCAGCAAAAGGGTCTGAGTAGAAAAACTTGCCGCGCACGTCGGTCGGGATGAAGGCGTGGCTGTTTTGAACGACAGTCCAGAACCCCACATACATACCCTGTGCCACGTTGCCGGTATAGGTTGGCAACCCGCTTGAATAGGTCGGGGTGGCGGAATCCGACAGGGCAACAAAGCTTGTCAGGATGGTGTTGTTGATATGATCGAGCGTGACACTGACTTCATACCAACCTCCACCCAGCGAAGTAATCGAGGATGCGGTGCCAGTCGGGCTCCCCACGGTTGGGGTTGCTAGAATCGTGCCGGCAACCAGATCCACCAGTGCGCCAAAACGGGTAGCTCCGCCATTCGTGGAAATCTGCACCACGCACCACTGGCGCGTTTCCTGCTTGACGATGGCGCGGTGTGTATATGACCCTCCGTCCATCTGTGTAGCTTGCAGGTTCTGGCCGTTCCACGAGTGAACGCCGTTTGCCGCAGTCTCCCGCACACGTTCCGCCGCTGGATAATTTGGAGGGCCGGCGTTTGCGTTTCTCGTCAAGGTTGTGTTCGTATTCCCTGATGCCAAGTCTGTGCTGGGGTATAGGCCATTCCAAGCGTCAGCCGCATTGGCCCACCACTCATAAACGCCCGATCCCGGCGCAGTCTCAACCTGCAAGGCGGGAAATTCGTCGCGCACAGGCATCTGTAATGCCTGATTGTCAGAGCCGTCAGTTTCACCGATTACGTACCAATCCCCTGTAGCTGAGACGTTCGCCATGCGGGGCGTGGTCATTGTTGAACCGCTTGCCCCAACAACATGAATCCAGCTTCGCTTGCCCGCGTTGGCAGTGGTGATAGTTGCCCCACCCGGCAAGGTGATGGTTTCGCCTGATTGAAAGTTTCCAGTTTTGGACCGCAGCTTGATGAACCCCGCCGCAGGCATCGCGCCGCCCGCCGTGGCAGGTGTGAACGATCCGCTTGCCCACACCCGCGTAAGCTCGCCTGCGGCCCCGCTGGTGCCGCCTGTGACGCCATTGCCGCCAAGCGCAGCCTGAGTCGGTACGTTGCCAGTCGATGCGCTAAACGGCACTTCCCATACCTGGGTGCCATCAATCGCAACCACGCCACCGAGCGTCGATGACACCGGGATGTTGCCAAAAACCGCCGCCTGCTGGTTCCAGCGCGTGTCAGCATTGAACGTGAGCGACCCGCCGTTGATCGTGATGCTCTCGCCGTCAAGCAGCCCGTTTATCGCGGCGCTGTCGTAATTGACTGTGGTAGTTACGGTCTGGTTTGCCAAGGCGTTTCCCTGTGGGTGCCCGCGTTGATCACTGCCTCAGCTTTCCGCCCATGCCTCATTTGCAGCGGTGGATGGGTCGTCAGCCGCGAACCGCCCGCCCGCTACCCGCGCTCTCCTGCGCCTTGGGGTGGGGCACGCCACCGCTTCTTCTGTGGCCTGCTCAGCAGTTTCCTGAACGGGCTCCTGGGGCTCGGGCTCAGCCGTTCCCGGCTGCGATTGCACCAGGTTCATGCCGTAGCCGATAGGGAAGTTCATGGGCCTCCATAGTGAAAAAGGCCCCGAAGGGCCCTAGGTGAACACAAACCGCCTAGCGGATCACTGGGCAGGAACCAGCGCCACCGTGTTGGTTCCAACCGGCACAGCAGCGCCGTTGGTCACCGTGCCAGTTGCCGATGCGCTGGTGATGTTGGACTGGACGGAGTTGTAGCGGAACGTGTTTGAGGTCACTTCCGTAATGGTGAAGGTTCCGTTTACCAGAGGGTTAGAGCAACCCACCGTGACAACCTCACCAACCAGCATGGTGTGAGCAGCCGACAGGGTGATGGTCGCCACGTTGGTAGTGAGCGCCACGTTGCTGATGGCCAACGTGCCGGTGCCAGGGCGAACCCGAACCGCAGCCACTCGCACATCACCGGTCACCGAACCGGCAGCCCTTACGGCATCACGGATCTGTTTGCCGCCGACAACCACTTCGTTGGGGTTGGATTGCCCAGTCCCAATCGTGATCACGCCGATGTTGGCGTAGGCCGAAGCGGAGCTAAGGGCGGCACCCTCGGCAACGTGAGCGGCTTGCAGCACGTAGCCGCCAGCGGAGTTACTAGACTGGCCATAGGCGACTAGCTTCCAATCGTTCTGGGCTGCCAGGTTGGTAGTAAGCAACCGAGCGGCACCGGTACGAGTTTCTGCAACTCGGCCACGGGCACCGGCCTTGACTTCGCCGACCATTACGGTCATTGCATCCAGTAGATAGCCCCTTCGGGGGGCCAGTCCAGTTGCGCGTGCCATGAATCAAAACCTCAGGAAATTAGGGAATGGATGGATCAATAGAGCAATGATCAGGCGGTCATTGCGGCATTGGTGATGCCGTAGGCGCGGGCAGCAGATCTGCCGTTTAAGATTGCAAGGCCAGCCCCCCATTCAATCCGGGTGCGATCAACTGGAGCGTCCTGGGCCTGCCCGAATGCCGTTACGTCAATCCCATACCCACCAGCCGAATCAGGGCCTTGGATGCCCGTGACTTGTTGATCGCCATAGGCGACGCAATAAACGCTGGTGGTACTACCGGGTTCAGTGAAGCCTTGGATGGGGACGTTCTGGGC